AAAGTATTATCAGATAAAAATAAAGTAATTGCTGAAAATATTAATGGTGATTGGGTATCTAAAGATGACTCTGTTTCTATCTTTACTATTTTAGATTTTGTTAAAGAAGCTGAAGTAGAAGAAACAGAAATGGTTCGTGCTCGTAATGAGAAAGGCCACTACATAGCTGACGATCCTGACACACCTGAGAATGAAGCTTGGACAACTAAAGTTGTTAAGAAGATTGTAGGAAAATCATAACGGGGTTGCGTTTTTGTCTGTAGTATGTTATAACTATATATGATATAACTATCTCTGGTAGCTAAAGTTACCGTTAACAAAGGAGATAGATTATGTTAAAAAGAATATTTAATAAAATAATTGAAGCAAGAATAGAATCAGCAAAACGTAAGATTGCACGTAATCAATTATACAGTATGACCGATGCTGAGTTAAGAGATATAGGCATAGGTCGCTATGACATAGAAAGAGTTTTAAGATATGGCTATAAAGAAGCGAACCGCTATCAAACGTAAAGCTAAACCACTTAAATTATCAAAAGGTAGCACTGTAAATAAAGCAGGTAACTATACTAAACCTACTATGCGTAAAAATATTTTTAATAGAATAAAAGCAGGAAGTAAAGGTGGTGGTGCAGGTCAATGGTCTGCACGTAAGGCACAGATGCTTGCTAAAGCGTATAAAGCTGCAGGAGGCGGCTACAAAAGTTAGAGGCTACAATGGACCCAGTTACGATTATTGGCGGTGCAACCGTAGCATTTAACGCTCTTAAAAAAGGATTTCAGGTAGGTAAAGACCTGCAAGATATGTCAGGACAACTGACTCAATGGGCAGGAGCTATGAGTGACCTGTCATTCATGGAACAAAAAAATAAAAACCCTCCTTGGTGGAAAGCTTTAAATGGACAATCTGTTGAAGCTGAAGCCTTGGAGATTTTTACAGCTAAGAAAAAAGCTGAATCAATGAGACAGGAACTCAAAGACTGGATTAGTTTTAGTATGGGTCCAAGTGCTTGGGATGAACTGGTAGCTACTGAAGGTAGAATACGTAAACAAAAGAAAGATCAAGAGTACCGTAAAGCTGAAATGATTGAAGCTATTATTACATGGACAGTTACAGGTCTATTAATGGTTTCAGGTATAGGTGCTTTAATATTAATAGCATGGATAATAAATGGCTAAATCAGCATCACAAAAAAGTCTTGACAAATGGACAAGACAAAAATGGAGAACTAAAAGTGGTAAACCTTCTACGCAAGGATCAAAAGCTACTGGTGAACGATACTTGCCAGAGGCAGCAATCAAGGCTATGTCTAGTTCGCAGTATGCAGCAACTACGGCTAAAAAAAGAAAAGATAAAGCAGCAGGTAAACAGTTTTCTAAACAACCTAAAGCTGCGGCTAAAACTTCCAGACGTTACAGGAGATCCTAATTGGTAATAGATTTTGATGTAGATGGTGATGGTAAGATCACAGCAGAAGAAATAGCAATGAAAGAACGTATGCTTGAGGTTGAGCTACGTGAAGAAAAATCATCATCACAAAAATTTATGGCATGGGTAGCAATGGGAATGATGATTGTATTTACGGTTATTTTATTTACTCCTATGATGACAGATTCAAGAGTAGAAGCCCTCGCAGATTTGCTTGGGTTATTTTATATTGCACAGACAGGTGTTGTAGCAGCCTATATGGGAGCTACAGCTTACATGGCAGGTAAACCAATGGGCAATAGAGTAGCAATGCAAAAGGATATGAGATGAGTTTTAAATTAAGTCAGAGATCAATGGACAGATTAGAGGGTGTGCATCCTGCTATGACTGGAGTAGTAGAAAGAGCTATACAACTTACAGATGTAGACTTTGGAGTTACACAAGGTGTAAGAACTTTAGAAGAACAAAAAGCTAATGTAGCTGCAGGAAGATCACAAACAATGGCTAGTAAACATTTATTACAGGACGATGGATTTAGCCATGCTGTAGATGTTGTAGCTTATGTAGGACCAGACGTATCATGGGAATTAAATTTGTACGATAATATTTGTGACGCTTTTAAACAAGCAGCAGAAGAAACTGGGGCATCTATTAAATGGGGTGCTGCATGGTCTGAGGGAGACATTAGATCATATTCTGGAACAGCAGAGGACGCTATGATGGCATATGTAGATTTGCGTAGATCACAAGGTCGTAGACCTTTTATTGATGCGCCACATTTTGAGTTGATGTAATGAGATGGTTACTACTCGTTCTATTTTTATCTTCTTGTGGTTTGAGTACTCTGCTTCCGCTAGGAGGGTCAGACGGTCCTACAGTAAATTCAAACGCACAGATAGGTGCAGAAAATAGACAGGCAGTAATGTCTGTAGAACAAACAGAAGAAGTTACAGCAGGTAGAGATGTTGTAACTACAGAAGTTTTAAAAGAAATAGAAACAGGTATGGTTGAAAAACTAAATATTCAAAACATACCACCTTGGGTAATGATCCTATTGTTACTAGGATGGTTACTGCCAACACCTACAGAAATAGGCAGAGGCATGTTTAACTTTGTACTATTATTATTTGGAAGACAGAAACTATGACACGAGCACTAACAGAGAAACAACAAAAGCTATTAGCTGTGCTGTTTGACGAAGCAGGTGGAGATATTGTGACCGCAAAGAAACTTGCAGGATACTCTGACGCTACATCCTCTGCTGAAGTAGTAAAGTCACTTAAAGAAGAAATACTAGATGCAACGCAGACTTACATGGCACGTAATGCACCTAAAGCTGCAATGTCTATGGTGGGTGCATTATACGATCCTACTGAGTTAGGTATTCGTGACAAGATGCAAGCTGCCAAAGAACTACTTGATCGTACAGGTCTAGTAAAAACAGAAAAGATGCAAGTAGAAGCAAAGGGTGGTGTAATGCTTATGCCACCTAAACAAATGGATGAAGATGACTAAACCTCTACAAAAGTGGAAGTTACCCCAACCAACCGACATAAAAGAAGACAATGAATGGATTGTTATTCCACGAATATCAAGAACAATACCATTCGGATATGAAATAGATAAGGACGATCCCGATATACTTCTACCTATTGAGCACGAACTTAATATGCTTGAAGAGGCAAAGAAATATATAAAACAATATTCATATCGTGAGGTAGCTAATTGGTTATCTAGAAATACAGGTAGATCTATATCTCACGTAGGACTCAAGAAACGGTTGGATAATGAGCGAAGAAGAAAAAACAAAGCTGGAAGCCTACGCAGATGGGCAGACTATGCGAAAAAGGCAATCGCCAAAGCGGAAGAAATTGAAACTAAACGCATCGGTGCAAAAGCCTACGAAGAAGAAAGCTACCCCAAAGCAAGTTAATATCGTTGAGGAGATTCCTGTTGAGGAACAACATAACGTTATTTTCAAACCTAATGAAGGTCCACAGACAGACTTTCTAGCTGCAGGTGAACGAGAAGTTTTATATGGCGGCTCTGCAGGTGGTGGTAAGAGCTATGCAATGTTAGCAGATCCATTAAGATATATGGGTCATCCTGATTTTTCAGGCTTATTACTACGGCATACAACAGAAGAACTTAGGGAACTTATATTTAAATCACAGGAGATGTACCCTAAGATTTGGAAGGGTATCAAGTGGTCTGAACGAAAGATGCAGTGGACTGCGCCCTCTGGAGCGAGGTTGTGGATGTCCTACCTAGACAGGGAAGATGACGTTCTGCGCTACCAAGGTCTAGCGTTTAGTTGGATAGGCTTTGACGAGTTGACTCAATGGCCCTCACCATTCGCATGGAACTACATGCGCTCTCGTCTACGGTCCACTGCACCCGATCTGCCAGTGTATATGAGAGCTACTACTAACCCAGGAGGTAGAGGACATCACTGGGTAAAGAAAATGTTTATTGACCCTGCCCCCCACAATAAACCTTTTGAAGCAACAGATATAGAAACAGGAGAAGTTTTAAAATATCCTGCAGGTCACGAGAAAGCAGGTAAAGCATTATTTAAACGTAGGTTTATACCTGCACGACTATCAGATAATCCATATTTAGCTACACAAGGTGACTATGAAGCAATGCTACTGTCACTACCAGAGCAACAACGTAGACAATTATTAGATGGTGACTGGGATATTAAAGAAGGTGCAGCCTTTACAGAGTTTGATAGAAGCATACATGTTGTTGAACCATTTAATATTCCTAATAACTGGGTAAAGTTTAGAGCATGTGATTATGGATATGGTTCTCATAGTGCAGTTATTTGGTTTGCCGTTGCTCCTAATGAACAACTTATTGTATATAGAGAACTATATGTTAGTAAAGTATTAGCAACAGATTTAGCTGATATGGTTCTTGATCTAGAAGCAGAAGATGGTAATATAAAATATGGAGTACTGGATAGCTCTTTATGGCATAAGCGTGGCGATACAGGTCCAAGCCTTGCGGAGCAAATGATTATAAGAGGATGTAGATGGCGGCCTTCTGATAGATCAAGAGGATCAAGAGTATCAGGAAAAAATGAAATACATAGACGTTTACAAGTAGATGAATTTACTGAAGAACCTAGACTAGTATTTTTTGAAAACTGTACAAATACTATTGCTCAACTACCTGCAATACCTTTAGATAAAAAAAATCCAGAAGATGTTGACACAAATGCAGAAGACCACTTGTATGATGCTTTAAGATATGGTATAATGTCAAGACCTCGTTTTAGTGTATTTGATTATGATCCTATGGGTAGACCCTCAACAGGCATGAGAGTAGCAGATACAACGTTTGGATATTAAGGAAAAATAAATGGCAGAAGATAATGAAGTATTTATTGAGGATGACGCAGTAGTTCTTAATGATACAGAAAATTCTACAGAAGAAGATAAAGATACCGATAATATAATTCCATTTGTTATGCAACGGTTTAGTCGTGCAGAAGATTATCGTAAGCAGGATGAAGAACGTTGGTTAAGAGCTTATCGTAATTATCGTGGTATATATGGACCTGATGTACAATTTACAGAAGCAGAAAAATCTCGTGTATTTATTAAGGTAACTAAAACAAAAACATTAGCTGCCTATGGTCAGATTGTAGATGTACTATTTGCAAAAAACAATTTTCCATTAACAGTTGATCCTACAGAACTTCCAGAAGGTGTAGTTGAAAATGTCTCTTTTGATCCTGCTTTGCCTAAAGAACTACAAGAAGATAAAAAGAAAGATCCAGTATCGCCTTATGGTTTTGCAGGTGACGGTAGAGAAATACCTAAAGGTGCTACGGCTAAAACTTTAGAAGAATTATTAAATCCAGAGTTAGTTGAAAAGTTAGATTCAATTGAAGGTATTAAAGAAGGTGTGGGTGGTACACCTACATCTATTACATTTAGTCCTGCTATGATTGCAGCAAAGAAGATGCAAAAGAAAATACAAGATCAACTTGATGAGTCTTCTGCATCTAAACATTTACGAAGCACTGCATTTGAAATGGCGTTGTTTGGTACAGGTGTAATGAAAGGACCATTTGCTGTAGATAAAGAATATCCTAGTTGGGATGATGAAACAGGTGAGTACTCTCCTACATTTAAAACTGTACCACAGGTATCTCATGTATCTGTATGGAATTTTTATCCTGATCCTGATGCTAATAATATAGATGAAGCTCAATATGTAATAGAACGACATAAATTATCTCGTTCACAAATGCGTAATTTAAAGAAACGTCCATACTTTCGTGCAACAGTAATTGATGAAGCAATTGCTTTTGGAGAAAACTATAATAAAGAATATTGGGAAAATGATTTAGCTGACTATGCTCCTGAACATGGAGTAGATAGATTTGAGGTATTTGAATACTGGGGTATGTGTGACGTAGAAATGTTGCAAGAGCAAGGTGTAGACATACCAAAAGAATTATCTCAAATGGATGAGCTACAAGCAAACATATGGATTTGTAATGGTAAACTTATTCGTATGGTTCTTAATCCATTTAAACCTGCTAAGATACCGTACATGGCTGCACCATATGAACTAAACCCATACTCATTTTTTGGGGTAGGTATTGCAGAAAACATGGACGATACACAAACACTAATGAATGGCTTTATGAGAATGGCTGTAGATAATGCTGTATTGTCAGGCAACCTATTAATAGAGGTAGATGAAACTAACTTAGTTCCAGGTCAAGACTTATCAGTATATCCAGGGAAAGTATTTAGAAGACAAGGTGGTGCTCCAGGGCAAGCTATCTTTGGCACTAAATTTCCAAATGTTGCAGGTGAAAACTTGCAGCTATTTGATAAGGCACGAGTACTAGCTGACGAATCAACTGGCTTTCCCTCATTTGCACACGGACAAACAGGTGTGCAAGGTGTAGGTAGAACTGCCAGTGGTATTAGTATGCTAATGGGTGCAGCTAGTGGCACAATTAAAAATGTTATTAAGAATGTAGACGATTATTTATTACGTCCATTAGGAGAGGGGCTGTTTCAATTTAATATGCAGTTTGACTATGATCCTGAGATTAAAGGTGATCTAGAAGTCAAGGCACGTGGAACAGAATCTCTTATGGCTAACGAAGTACGTAGCCAAAGACTTATGCAGTTTTTGCAAGTATCATCCAACCCTGCACTTGCACCGTTTGCTAAGTTTCAATATATTATTCGTGAGATTGCAAAGTCTCTTGATCTTGATCCCGACAAGGTTACTAACAATATGAATGACGCTGCAATACAAGCAGAGCTTATGAAGCAGTTTCAACAAGAACAACAAGCAGAACAGGGTGCTCCTGCAGGGGCTAACCCAATGGATACGTCAGGAGCAGGTGGTGCAAATATTGGTGTAGGCCAAGCACCACTACCGCAAGAACAAGGATTTAGTGGAAATGCAGGACAGGGAGCACCTCAACAAGCTCAAGGGGTTGGTCAACAACCACTCCCAGTGGGATAACTTTGAGAAGTATTTAGATACTTTAATAAACAATCAACACAGAATAATGGAACAAACAGAAGATGCCGTTGCTTTACATAGAGCACAAGGTGCAATATATCAGTTACGTAGGCTTAAACTATTAAGAGATGAGGTACTAAAAAATGCTTGAAGAACAAATGGAAATGTTTAATGAAGGTGGTTTAAGGGATGAGGGTGGAACTATAGACCCTGATTCTGGTAATGATGTACCTATTGGTTCTACTAAAGAAGAAGTACGTGATGATATACCTGCCATGTTAAGTGAAGGTGAATTTGTTTTACCTGCAGATGTTGTACGTTATATAGGTTTAGAAAACTTAATGAAGCTAAGACAAGATGCTAAGATGGGTTTAAAACAAATGGAAGCTATGGGTCAGATGGGTAATAGTGAAGAAGCTACTATGCCTGACGATATGCCATTTGGACCTGCTGATCTTGTTATATTAGGTAAACCTCAAGAAGCTGAGCCAAGAGAAATGAATCAGGGTGGTATTGCTACAGGTATAGGTGGATATCAACCATCTGTATTTCAAAATCAAGTGCCAATGACTGCAGGTTTTACGCCCCCTAGTTCAATAGCACCACCAACTCCCACACCTGCTCCTACAGGGGGATATATACCGTCTTTTGTATATAATGAAAGTATTCCTACTACAGTGTCTGGTACACCAGTTACTACACCTGCACCAGTTACTAGTACACCTATTACAAATACACAAACAACACCTACTGAGGATAAATTTGTTCCAACAGCAGAAGATCAATACTATGGTATACAATATATAAATGAAGCCACAGGA